TCCAGCACTGTCACGCTTAATGGCGGCACAGCTAACGGCGTGGCCTACCTCAACGCCAGCAAAGTCCTGACCAGTGGGAGTGCGCTGACGTTTGATGGGACGACGCTAACCAATGGCGGGAACATTGTTGCTCTTGGTGGAGATTTTAGCGGTCAAGGGGCATCTGGTTACGTTCAGCTTCGTGCTGGATCGTCTGACACAAATACGATGATTATTCGTGGCGCTTCTGCTGGCGCTCGTTTTGAGTACGTCATCAATGGCTCCGAACAAATGCGCCTGACCTCCACAGGTCTGGGTATAGGGACGAGTTCGCCTACGGCTAAGTTAGTTGTCTACGGCGGTCTTGATACAACCTATAACGCTAATATTATTGTCGCCAGTACGGCCTCTACAGCCAAAATTGCATTTGAGCCTGCTGGCATTACAAGTGGAATTCAAGGCTTAAATGATGGCGGTCTAGCGTTTCTTTGTGCCGGGGCTAACACCGAACGGATGCGCCTCGACTCCTCCGGCAACCTCGGCCTTGGGGTGACGCCGAGTGCGTGGAGTCAGGGCAGAGCGATTGAGGTATTCCAGCAGGGCTACGGTGTTTGGAACGGCGACCGATCTGCATATCTGATGGCGAACGCTTATTTCAACTCGGGCTTCAAGTACGCAATCAGTGGCAACGCCGCAAGCCACTACTACCAGTTCCAAGGCGCTCATGTTTGGTCTACCGCCGCCTCCGGCACCGCAGGAAACGCCATCACCTTCACCCAAGCAATGACGCTGACAAGCGGGGGGAACCTGCTTTTAGGGGGCACCACCGACAATGCAAAGGTGAACATTCAAGGTGGTGGAAGCCTTGGTCAGTTCATCCTGTATTTCAACGGTACATCCACGAATTATTACGACGCAGATACTCAAATCTTCCGCAGTGCTAACGCAACAGAACGCGCCCGTATCGACAGCAGTGGGAATTTGCTGGTGGGGACGACGAGTACCGCAGCCGGTCAGGGTGGGCATACGGTGGTTCTCAATGGCACTGCCACTGCACTGAACACATTTCATGGCAACGGTACAGCTTCAAGTGCGCGGTATCACGCCTTTTATTACGACGCTGGTGAGATTGGCTCCATCTCTCAGAACGGCACGACTGCGGTTGCGTACAACACGACTTCCGACTACCGCCTGAAAGAAAACGTCCAGCCGATGACTGGTGCGCTGGCAAAGGTTGCTCAACTGAAGCCCTGCACTTACAACTGGAAAGTAGACGGTTCCGCTGGTGAAGGTTTCATTGCCCATGAACTGGCTGAAGTCTGCCATCAAGCTGTAACTGGCGAAAAAGATGCGGTTAACAAAGACGGCAGCATCAAACCTCAAGGTATTGACACTTCATTCCTCGTGGCAACTTTGACCGCCGCAATCCAAGAACTCAAGGCCGAGTTCGACGCATACAAAGCAACCCACCCTTAAAGGAGCGTAAATCATGACCGTAACTTGGACTGTTACCGCAATGGACTGCCACCCTCATGCAGATGGGCAAGCAGATGTTGTTTTTTGCTGTCACTGGACCTGCGCCGGTACTGACGGGACGTACAACGCATCTGTCTACTCTACCTGCTCTGTGCCAGCACCCGGCACCAGCTTTACCCCCTACGAAGACCTGACTCAAGACCAAGTTCTTGGCTGGGTGTGGGCTAACGGGGTAGACAAAGAAGCCACGGAAGAGGCTGTTATCCAGCAACTTAACAATCAGATCAACCCGCCTGTTGTTACTCCCCCGCTGCCCTGGAGTGCCTGATGGTTAACTCACCCTTCACACCCACAGGCAACACGGTAGTCTTTACCGCTGCTGCCACTGCTCCTACACCCGTACAGGCAGTATCCACCACTCTTGGTGGTAATCAGTATCGCATCCTCAACGCTGGTTCTGTGACTGTGTTTATGGGTATAGGAACCACTGCCGCCACCGCTAACAGTGCCGCTGTTGCTGTTACCACCACCGCAGAATCTATCCCGCTGCTTGCTGGTACTGACGAAATCTTGACCTTCACTCCCAACGCATACTTCACAGGCGTGACTAGCAGCAGCAGTGCAGTTGTCTACATCACTCCTGGCGACGGTTCGTAATCATGCTAAAGACTGTCAGCTCCTTCCAAAACGCTATAGGCGCTCTTGTCTACAAGGGTACGTGGAATGCATCCACGAACACGCCTACGCTTGCGTCTGGAGTTGGCAACAAAGGTGATTACTACGTTGTTTCTGTCGCTGGCACCACCAACCTAGACGGCATCACAGATTGGCAAGTCAACGACATAGCCCTGTTTAACGGTACGGCTTGGCAAAAGATTGACAACACAGACTCTGTTCTTTCTGTCAACGGTCAGACGGGTGTTGTCGTCCTCGGACCTACAGATGTAGGCGCTACTCCCAACACTGCCTACGTCATTGCTGGCACTGCTCTGTCTGGTGGTGGTCAGCTTACAGGCAATGTCACCATCAACCTTGCAAACACTGCTGTTACCCCTGGCTCTTACGGGACAGCAGACAAGGTTTCGCAAGTCACTGTAGATGCCCAAGGACGCATTACCGCTGCTGCCAATGTTGCGATAGCTATTGCCAACTCTGCTGTTTCTGGCCTGGGTACGATGTCTACCCAGGATGCCAACAACGTAGCCATCACTGGTGGAAGCATCACCGCTGTTACCGGAAATGTGGTTGCCGCCATCCCTACTGGCAGCGTGACAAATGCTCAGCTACAGAACAGCACGGCTACGCTTGGTAACGCAACCATCACGCTAGGCAGCACTACCTCATCTGTAGGCAACCTGACGCTTAGCAATGTGACGATTGGAAGCGGAGAGGTCACGGCAAACATCTCTGTGACAAACACAACCAACGCTTCTGCTACGTTTGCAACTTCCAGCTTGCAGCTAGTCCCAGAAGGCTACATCGTCATCAGCATTGGCGGTGTGCTAAAGAAGATTCCTTATTACGGCGTGTAAATGGACAACCAGCAACTGTTCAACATGGTAATCGCAGGCTCTGGCGCTCTAGGCGGCTGGATGCTCAAAGTCATTTGGGATGCTATCCGTGACCTGAAGTCAGATGTGCGGGACATCAGTCAGACCATGCACAACGATTTTGTTCGCAGAGAAGACTTCAGTGATGCGGTCAAGCGGATCGAGTATATGTGTGAGCGCATCTTCGACAAGCTAGATGGCAAGGCTGACAAGTGAATTTCGAGGTTCTGTCCTACGTCAAGTTCGGAGACAGGGATGGCCTGGGCGAGTTCCTGTTTGAGAACGGGGTGCAGCACCAGTTGTTCTACGAAATTTTGGCAGACAGGGGCATCCTTATCCCTAAGTACCCTATCACTGATGCTGACCCGTCCAACCTAGACGATTGGCTTTTCGTGCATAACCAAGAGCATGAGTCTCTGGCTAGTGTTCTGAACTTGGATAACCCGTTCCAGTTGATCGACGCTGACTGGAATGTTGAAGATGACTTTTACGATTGGATCGGTGTGCATCAGACCATCCATCAACAGATAGCTGCTGCGCTGGGAGTGTGAGATGAGTTACGTAGGAACTGCATACACAGTAGAACAAGTTAAGGCAATTCCTAACTTGTACGAAAGAACTCAAGACTTACTTGTTTCTGGAAGCGACAGCCCACAGAGAAGGATGATGGTCATGGGCCAAGCAAATAGCTTGGTCAAGAGTGCAATGGCCGATCCTATTCAGTATGTGTCCAACAACTTTGCACGAGACATTTTCAATGATTACATTGGAGCAACATCCAATTCTTTAAAAAATTCTGTTGATTTTTTAAGAAAAAGTGGCTTTACACAAGATCAAATAAACCAAAAATATCAAGAAGCAATACCTACGGTTCAGTCTCAGTTAGCAACTGTTGAAGCTGCAAGGCAAAAAAGAGAGAGTGGATTCGGAGACTTGATGCCCATCATTGCGATGGGACTATCTCTATTTGCTCCCGGCATTGGAACAGCGATAGGCTCTGCTTTAGGTTTGACGGGAACTGCCGCTGCTGTTGTTGGCTCTGCTATTGTTCAAGGCACTCTTGCAGAGGCTCAGGGCGGTGACTTCCTAGAGGGCGCTATCAAGGGCGCTGTGACTGCTGGTGTTGCTCCTGCTGTTGCTAACACTGTGGGCACTGCTGTTGCAGATGTGATGGCAGACTCTGCTTTCAAAAACGTAGTTGCCAACGCTGTTGCTTCCTCTGCATCCTCTGCTGTCACTGCTGCGCTGACTGGTGGCGATGTTGACCAAGCCGCTCTTACCGGCGCTCTTGCTGGTGGTGTTGGTTCTGTAGGCCGGGATATTGGTACTGCTGTCGGGCTTGAAACAGACCCGTTCAGTCAACAGACGCAGATGCTTGCAGCGCAGGAGCAGGGGCTTGGTACTGCTGGCGGTGCAGGCGCTCAGCTTGGTCAGGCTCTGGGGGCTATAGGTGCTGGCGCAGACCCTATACAAGCACTCCTCAGTGGTGCTTCTGGGTTCATGCAAGAAGTAAACAGGGCTACTCCTACTGCTGGTGAGTCTGGTTTTGTTGGTCCGGTTGCCTCTGCTCCCGTTCAGGTTGGAGATGTCTTTGTTCCTGGCGCAGAGAATGTAGCCCAGTTGATTACCAGCGGAGGTGAGCAGCTAGCTGGTCCAGGCGGTTTAACTGCGAGAGCGGTTGAGGCAATGCCTGAAATGCAGCCCAGGGCAAATGAGATTGCTGGACCAGTAGAAGAAAAGGTAGAAGATGGATACGTATTTTTTCAAAGAGAAATTCAAGTAACTCTTCCAGACGGAAAAACAGCAAGCTACCTGATAAGTTATGACCCCAATGACACAAAAACTCCGATAAGGTATGAAACCGCTACTGGCGGTGGAGAGTCTGGTTTTCTCATTAGGTCATCTGCAACAAGGCCAACGTTTGATACAACGACAGAGGCGACAACAGGTGGAAATGTAGCGACGATTGGCGCTCCATCTACGTTTGTTCCAGAACAAATCAACATTCTTGACCTTATATCTGCTGGTAGAGGTGATGTAAGCCAAGGACAACCGATTACGGTGGCCCCAACAGCCCCTGTAGAGGCTATTCCAGGGGTTTCTGAGCCTGTTTCTGGGGGTCAAATTGACGTTTCTGGCGCTCCTGTGGGCACCGTTCCAGATATAGGCGCTGAAATCACCCCGCCCTCCACCCAAGAAATTCCAATACCCGACCAAATTAGTCAAGAATTAGGCGGTGGTGGAGTTGGTGTTGGTGGCGAGGCAGAGACAGTACCAGGAGCGGTTGATGTTAATGTTCCTGGCGCTGGAGGAACTGATTTTGGTTTAGGTGGCGGTGCGGAAGCTCCAGGAACGGGTGAAGTTGCTGTTTCTGGTGAGGTTACTCCTGGCGCTGGCGAAGAAGTTGCCGGTCCTGGAGTTGCAGAAGATGTCGCTATTGATGCTGGCGGTGAAGTTGTAACTGAAGATGTGTTTCCGCAAGAACCAACTGTTACAGAATCCCCTGTAGACGAGCCTGTTGCCGAGACTTTGCCAGAAGAAGTTGTCGCAGAAGAGGCTGTTGCACAACCAACTCCAGTTGTCACGCCATATATCCGAGACTTCTTCATTTCTGGTGGTCGTCGCAGGGGGGATACGTTTGGCCCAACCGTCACGACACTGGGTCAGGCTCTAGCCCCACCTTTGTTCCCGTCTTCCCCTGTTTCTGGTTTGACTTCTTACCGTGGCGCTGGTGAAATCGAGGGTCAGCAGACCGGAAAACCGCGCAGAAATGTTTGGAACGAAGCCTCATTGCGGCTTAAAGATGCGTTAGGACTGTGATATGTCACAAGTAAAGAAATTGACTCGTCTGGGTAGCGATACCCGCAAGATTGCAGCCCTGTTGCAAGCAAAAGCCCCGAAAGGGGAGATGCTTGCCTACATCTCTCCGCAAGAAGCGGCTTTGCTTAAAGCCAGAGGCGGCTCTGGCAAGCCCCATGCTGACACTGGCATCCCGTCTTACCAAGTAGAGTCTGATTTTTCAGAAGGCTACATGGCAGATATGGGGCGTTCTAGCTTTGACCCACAGGGAACTGCGCTATATCTAGAAGGTGGCCCAGCAGCAGACTATCAAATGGGCTATCCAGAGCCTACGTTTGCTCAGCCTACCATCGCTGGTGGAGTTCTTCCTGCACCCGTTTCTGCCGCTCCCCCACAAGCTCCAGAAGTATCTTTTGGTCCAACCCCATCTTTTCCGTCCAACCTGCCTCCTGCTGTAGAAGGTTTCCAGCTAGGCGGTATGCCTACAGGACGGATTGGCGAGGAGCCGTCTGGCTTAGGTCGTCTTGGTAGCGCACTCGGCATAGACAAGATGGACCCGACTAGGCTCGGCATTGCTGGACTGCAAGCCCTTATAGGTGGCAGGCAGGCTCGCGGCGCTGCTCGTCAAGGTCAGGCAGGCAAGGCAGAGATGCAAGCTGTTGCCGCTCCTTACCGGGCGCAGGGTCAGCAGCTACAGGCTCAAGCTGCTCGCGGTGAACTTACTCCCCAAGCTCAGCAATCGCTGCAAGCTGTTCAGGCTCAGCTGGCTCAAGGCGCTCAAGCTCGTGGTGGTGTTGGTGCTGCTCAGATTGCTGGACAGGTTGAGGCTGTGCGTCAGCAGCTTCTCCAGTCTCAGGCTGATTACGGTCTGAAGCTGTCTGGTATAGGCGACCAGATTGCTCTGGGTGCTATCCGTGCGGGCATCCAGGCTGACCAGTACGTCAACCAACTGACCTCTAGCTACATGAACAACATCATGCGAGTGTTTGGTGGTACGGCAGCGCCTGCTCAGCAAACCGCTATTAGGAGGCCCGGAGAATGAATGAGCTATCTAAAGAAGCAATGAAGTCACTCGGGGCAACTCCCGACATTGTTGACATCATCTCTCGTGAAGACTCAATCATTGCTCCTATTCGGGCAAAAAGAGAAGCCGCCACAAAAGAATCGGCGGCTTTTGAGGCTGAAAGAGAACGCTCAAGGCTTGGCATAGAACGAGGCGAGCTAGAAAAAAAGTCAAAAGCTCTTGTTGAAAAAAGGCAAGAAATTGAGACTTCGCCTGAGTTCCAGAAAGCCAAAGAAATAGACGAAGACATGATGGGCGCAGCATTCATCCCGACAAAGGAGACTGCTGGTGATATGGCGCAACTGTTCGCTCTCATCAACATTGCGGGTTTTGCTTTGGGCGCTGGAGGAAAGCAAAATTCGCAAGCTGCCATGTCTGCCATGAATGGGATGCTTGAAGGCTACCAAAAAGGCAGGTCTGACCTGTACAAGAAAGAAAAAGATATTTTCCTTAACAACGTCAAAGCTCTTGAGAACAAGCGCAAGATTTTGCGTGACCGCTTGTCTGAGTTGTCTCAAAGAGCAGACCTGTCTGTTAGCCAAAAGAACATTGAAGCAAGGATGGATGCATTACAGCAGGGTGCCGATTTCATTGCTGCCAACATTGAAAAATTTGGGCTTCCAAATACGATCAAACTTTTGGAGCAGCAAGAGACTGACGCTCGCAGAAGGATGGACACTGTTCGTAAAGAACTGCAAAGAGCAGAGGAAAAGAAGCAGACGGCTCTTTATCGCCAGCAAATGATTGGATCTCGCCAACCAGCAGGCAAAGGGCAAATTTTCCAAGACGCTCAGTCAGGAAAGATGTACAGCATTAACACGGCCACTGGTGATGTGACAGAAGTACAAACACCTCCAGGGTCTAAACTTTTGCCGATGTCAGGCAAGAGCGCGTCTGCTGGTCAAAACGCTCTCACGTTTGCATCTCGTGTTTACGGAAACATTGAGAACGCTGCTGCTGACTTGGCAAACATTGTTGCTCTTCCTCAGACGGCAGAGTTGCCAATATTCTCAGGTCTTCTCAACGTAGAGAGAGCTACATCTCTTGGAAGCCTAGAGTCTCTTGCTGGACGAGCAATAACCGCCAAAGAGAACCGGGCTTTCCAGCAGGTGTCCGACCAGCTTGGTGCGGCGCTCTCAAGGATGGAGTCTCAAGGTCTTGCAAGCGGAGCAACAAAGGCAAGCATCGCCTCGTTTAACTCTTTGCGTCCGGGGCCGGGAGACAACGCCATCAACATGGCGCTATACATCGCTCGTGTTAAGCAAGAAATTCAAACTGGCGTCAGGGTTCATGACAAGATGCCTGGAGCTACTGCTGAACAAAAGGCAGCTACCAAGCAAATTCTTGAGCAGCTAGACAAGGTTGTCCCGTTTGACGTCAATGACGTTTTGAGTACCCTTAGGAAGAAAAAGCAACCTCTTAGCGACAAGATGACTAAGTTGGTCAGCGCTCCTCCTGTTGCGAATGGTCTTGCTTTAGGTGACACACAAACCCCGCCAGCGCCTGAAACAAGAGTGACACCTCCATCTCAAACATCAAACATTGAAAATGAGAGAGCGGCAGCAAAAGCCGCAATTTCAGCAGGAAAAGATGAGGACGCTGTAAAGCGTAGGTTCAAAGAAAGAACCGGACAGGAGTTGTGATGAACGGATACGAAGACCTGCCAGTAAAAGGCAAAGTTGCAGACCCGTACTCAGACATTCCTGAGTCTAGGCAGGGTGGTGGCGCTGCGTTTGGCATTTATCCTCGTCAACGAGCAACTCCTAGCAGACCGGAAACAAAAGAAGCTGTTCGTAGCGCATCTGAGAAAGCTGCTGACTTTATTGGTTTTACGAGGCCAGAAGAGCCTGAGTTTTCTCCTTCCGCTGTAGGCGCTGCTGCTGGAGTCGGAGGCGCTGCTGGCGCATTTGGACCTAAAGCTCTGCAAGTTGCTGGCAGGGGTTTAAAGATGATTCCTACTGCTCCAACACGGGCAGCGGGAACTCTTGCAGAGACTCTTGGAACAACTTTAGGTGCTATTCCTGCTACTAAGCGAACTCTAGGAACCGCCGCTTTGACAGGAGGTTCTCAAGCCGGAGGACAAGCAGCAGAACAAATGGGTATGCCAAGAATCGTTGGAGAGGCTGGCTTTGGTGCCGTTGCTCCAAAACTTGGAAGAATTGCTGCTGAAGCTGCGGTTGGACGACCAACATTTACCAGCGAAAGAGCGGCTAGGCGAGCAGAAGAGCTTGGCTTCAAAATCTCTCCCTCTCAAGTTAGAGAGGAACAGGCTGCTCCCGCATACGGACAGATGTTCACTGGAAAAGACAATCAACAACTTGCCAACCGTCTTGCAAGCGGTGGAACTGGCAAAGAGGCTCGTGAAATCAGCGAGAAGTTTATTAAGTCTAGGCTTGATGATTTGGGCGCCCAATACGACAAGCTGTACAAAGGTAAAACCTTTACTGTTGATCCAAGCGTTCAACAATCTTTGCAGAACTTGCTGGACTATGAACAACAGCTTGGTGTTGCTGGCGTCTCAACCGTTAAACAGGCTGCTGACACCATCATCAACAAGATAAAAGCAGGTGGCCCATCTATTCTTGGAGATGACTTACAGCGTCTCAGGAATGCCGTCACCAGTAGGGCCAGAAGCGCATCTAACAGGGGAACTGCTCACGAGATGTATGAGTTTGTCAGGCTCATAGATGACGCTGTAGCCCAGAACAACCCTGCTTTTAAGACTGCTCTTGCTGACTTGAATCCTAAGTACCGTAATACAGTCATCCTTGAAGACTTGTATCGGACAGGAGGGATTGAGCAGGGCAACATCAGTCTTGAGCGACTAGGAGATATGTTGCGAGGCAAAAAGGATGTGTTGCGTAGATCGGCCAAGGACATTGACGAGCTTGGAGAGCTGGGTAGAACCCTAAAGATTCGGGCTTTGTGGGAACCGGCTGGAAAAGCCAGCGCAAGTGAAACTGTTGTTGGTAAAGCGCTGGGAACCGGGGCTGACATTGGTGCGGCTATGCTTGGAACTCGTGGCGCAACCGCCAGGGACATTCAAAAGGGTTTGTTGTCAACAAGACCCATACCGCCCAGTGTTAGTGTTCCAACCGCTGTTGGCACAGCAGAGGCCACAAGAAGTAATCAACCACAGGAGTAGACCATGAAAGAAAGTCTGGAAGAAAAAGACACCCGCAAGGGTGGTGAGAATGAGTTGCGTGGCAGCAAGGACGCTCAGCGCGCCCTGCAACGTCAGCGCAATACGGCTCGCAAGGACAAGCGTTCTAGCAAGAGGTAATCATGCCGCTAAAAAGAGGGTTTTCTAAAGAGACGGTCAGCAAGAACATCTCTCGTGAGATGAGGCGTGGTCGTCCCCAGAAGCAAGCTGTTGCTATCGCCCTGAACGTGGCTCGCAAGGCCAAGCGCAAGGCTAAGCGATGAGCAAGAAAAAGATAGGCATCAATCCTGAGCTTGAGAAGCACATCAACCAGCTTCTGTCGGCTGTCATGATTGACGATACCGCCAGCATCACAGAGAAGATGAAGGTGGTGGACAGGGCGCTCAAGCTAGAGCAGTTGAAGGCGAAGATTTCTGATGACGAGTGGGGGTCTGGCTTCCTGACAGACGAAGATGACGAGAAAGATATGTGATGATATGATTATCCCGCTATCACAACATAGAGGGTTGAATCATGGACGCACAAATCTTGAAGTTTGTCAGGCTTGGTCTGGAAGTCATTTCGGACCGACTCATCACCATCCTCGCCCTGCTCAGCAGCGGTGGTCTAGCTTGCTGGGTGATGTGGGGGCCGGTGTGGGAGCGTGTTTCTACACTAGCAATTTTTGTGATTTTTGCGTATCTTGTAGTACGCGCCAAGGAGAGTAGAAATGAAGTTCATACCAAAGGTCAAGACAGTTAAGTGCAGCCCTGAAATCGGTACTGGTCTGATCCAGAACCGTCTGTCCTCGCCCGGTGAGTATCAGTCGGGCAAGCTGCCTCCAGGCTATCAGTCAACTTGGAACTTTAAGATTGACCAGCCTAACGACTACTTCTCCCGCAAGATGAGTCCTACCTCTGGTGGTGGCAAGAAGGTGTACTGATGGCTAATAACATTGCCTTTCAGCCTATGGGCAAGACCATCAAGGTCATTGCCGGGGCCACTGCAAACACCGTCACGCTGTATGCAGACAGTCCGTCTAATCAGTACCTAGTTGTTTCTCACGAAAAGACAAACGGCACTGGTCATCCTGTCTACATCACGATTGCTGCCACCTCGACCAACGCTGTTCTGCCGACAGGAGCAGGCGCTAACGCAGCCTACACCATCCCCATCCCACCTGGGCATATGTTCGTGTTTACCGGCCCACAGTGCAACGCATCTACTCCTGCGTACATCTCGGTCATCTCTGAAAATGACTCGCCAGAGTTGTACGTAACCCCCGGAGAGGGTATGGGTTGATATGGATGACATCAAGCTGTTGAAGGCACAGGCGCAAGCAGAACTCAACCGCCTGGAAGCAAATAGCACTGCCAAGGAAGTTGCTGGCAAGGCTATAGGTAAGCACGGTCTTGCTTACATCACAGCTATTGTCATCGTCGGTGTGGGCGCTAGTCTGATGCTGGAAGAGTCCAAGATTGCTGCCGTTATCGGTCTTGTCAGCGCAGCCCTGACTGCCCTGATTGCCATGCTCAACGGCATTGCAGGGGCTTCTGCCAAGCAGGAAAAACCTGAGTTTGAAGTTATCAAGTCTCTGATAGAAAAGCTCGACAAGCTAGACAGGTCAGAGCAACCTATGCAGGTTATTGTCGAAGACAAGATAGTCAAGGTCACTAAGGGTGACAACACAGTAACGACAGCGAGGTAATCATGGAGTGGCTAAAACAGATAGCTCCTACAGTTGCCTCTGCCCTGGGCGGGCCTCTTGCTGGCATGGCTGTGTCTGCCATCTCCAAAGCTATAGGCGTAGATGAGGACAAGGTTGGCGACCTTATCTCCAACAACAAGCTCACTGCTGACCAAGTAGCCCAGATCAAGATTGCCGAGATTGAGTTGCAGAGGCAGGCTCAGGAACTCGGTCTGAACTTTGAAAAGCTGGCTGTCGATGACCGCAAGTCTGCCCGTGAGATGCAGGCTACCACCCGCTCGATGATGCCTCCTATCTTGGCTGCTGCTGTTACTGTTGGCTTTTTTGGCATCATGGTGATGATGTTTTTTAACCAGATCGACAGCAACAACCCGGCTATCCTGATGATGCTAGGCTCGCTAGGAACGGCATGGACAGGCATCATTGCCTACTACTTTGGCTCGTCTGCTGGCTCGCAAGCAAAGACAGAAATGATGGCGAAAAAATGAAAGAAAATTGGGAAGAAGCTCTAGCTCACGTACTCAAGTACGAGGGTGGATACGTCAACCATCCGTCTGATCCAGGCGGCATGACCAACCTGGGGGTAACTAAGCGTGTATGGGAAGAATGGACAGGCAAGCCTGCGACTGAGTCTGAGATGCGCTCTCTCACCCCTGATCTGGTTGCTCCTCTTTACAAGAAAAGGTATTGGGATGCTGTTCGCGGCGACGACCTTCCTGGTGGTGTTGACCTTTGCGTGTTTGATTGTGCCGTTAACGCTGGTCCTGGCAGGGCTAGTCAATTTCTACAGCGGGTTGTTGGAGTAGCTCAGGACGGCAAAATCGGCCCTGTTACCCTGCTAGCCATCTGGAAGAAAGAACCCGTGAGCATCATTGCTGAGTTCTGCCACTACAGAGAGCAGCACTACCGCAGCCTGGATACCTTTGCCACATTTGGCAAGGGTTGGATGCGTAGGCTAGATGATGTAGAAGCCGAATGTAAAGGGATGTGCCATGCCTAGGAAAAAGGGTCCAAGTCTTTCTGTAGGCAGGGGTGAGAAGCTCTCTGTCAAAGCTGGCGGTGGTCTGACTGCTAAGGGTAGGGCCAAGTACAACAAGGCTACTGGTAGCAAGCTCAAAGCTCCTACCAAGTCTGGCCCTCGTCAGAAGGCTTTCTGCGCTCGCAGCAAGTCGTGGACAGGTGAGCGTGGCAAGGCTGCGCGTAAACGTTGGGGATGCAGATGAAGACACCTAAAGCTAAGCGCGGCCTGTACTACAACATCAACAAGCGCAGGAAAGCAGGTCTGCCTGCGAAGAAGCCTGGACAGCGGGGCTATCCCACTGCCGAGGCTTTCCGCAAGTCTGCACGTACTGCTAAGAAGCGTTAGGCATCAGGCCACCTTCAAAAAGGTACGACCCGAAATGCCCCAGGTTGACCCACGGGGCTGCGTATATCTTGATACCGCAAGCTCTGGCTTTCCAGCAGAAGTAGTAGTCTTCGCTGAGTAGGCGGTTTATCCCTGGCTCTATAGCGCAAGCGAAGTACTCAGTGATGTTGTCTACAGGTTGACCTGACAGCACCTTCACATCATTGACGTAGGCAGGAAGATACTCCTTCATCTTCGTCATGACTTCCTTCTTAATCATCATGAAGCCTGTGCCGCCATTCCAGATTTCCAGAGGTTCGCCCATAGGCACAGTGACCTCACCCTCGTAGCCTACGAGGTTGACCACCATGCTGCCTGTCCTGTTCTTGAGTTGGTCAACAGGCACACCTTCCTTGACGGCTTTCTCAACTGTATGCCAGTTGATTTCCTTCTTGGGATAGATGCCGCAGATGATGTCCTTGTCTGCCCTGAGCATATGAACGATGTCAACAGGATTGAACTTGATGTCTGCATCTATAAACATCAGGTGAGTAGCTGACTCGTTCTGCATGAACTGGTGAGCTAGCAAGTTCCTGCCACGTTGAATCAGTGACTCGTTAAACAGGAAGGAAACGGAAAGGTCTATTCCGTTATCAGCAAGAATCTTTGTGGTGGTGATGAGTGACTGTGTGAAGAAGCCTGTGCATTGGCCTCCGTACATAGGGGTCGCCAAGAAGATATGTGGTTTCTTTTCTTCTGTCATTGTTTGCTCCGAGTTAGGTGGAGGGGGGATGCCAGCACCGTTGTCCCCCCGGTCAACGTCCTAACTCACCTCATTGCGAGGTTGCATCTGCTGGCTGACTAAGCTGCGCTACAGCATCCTCATAGCCGGATGTGTACGCGATGTTCCACAGTTGCTGCAAGCTCATGTTAACAAGGTTCTGGCTGTACTCGATAGCATTGCGCCCCTTATCCACTGCCTTCTGTGATGGTTTGATTTCTACTTGCTGAGTCATGAGATGTCCTCTATCCTTAAAACGTACTTGTTTGTCTTTGCTGACTTGCGCCAGCCGTGAACTTCGATTCTGATACCAGCATCTCTGACGAGAGCTAGTGTGTCAGAAGCCATGATTTTCTTTATCCTGTCGCTGACAGCAGAGGCTGTGACCTGCACTGCCAGCACTTCTCCCTTGCGTATAGCAAGGATGTCACACCACCCCCAGAGGTCTTTCCTCTGCTTGGTAAAGCTGTTCCACTTCTCTACCACCTCGCAGTGGTAGCCCTGCTCACGCAGGTAAGCGAGACTCCTCTGTGTGGGTGATGTCTTTGTCGCCATCAGAACTGTTCTTTTAGTTCTTTGTGTCGTTGTTTGTGGCAAGGTTGGCAGAGCCAAGTAACAGCAAGAGGTTTATCGTAGTCGTCGTGATGTGCAACGCTCTGTCGATTACCGCATCTTTCACAGCAGGCTCTAACGAGAGTACCTTGCCTAATTGCTCGACTAACTGCAACATGTGCCTTGCTTCTGCGTTTATCCTCCGCTCTCCAAGCCCTTGTAACGGAGACGTTAAGTCTGATTCGATCTGGATCCTTGCCTCTTCTCCTGTCATATTCCCGAATCCGCTCAATATTTCGCTCACGATGTTCTCCTACGTCTTTTTTAGTGCATTGTTTGCACTTGTTGAGATGACCGTCAGCCATCATTGAGTGCTTGTAAAACTCAGTTAGTGGCTTGACGGTTTTGCACTTGAAACATTCCTTAGAACGAGACACGCCGTACTCCTGTGCTGTGGATGTACGACCATTATAGTCCCGTTCTAATTAAAAGGGACATCATCCTCCCTGGCCCGATAAGCAAAGTCATTCTTCTGTTTCTGGTAGCCAGACTGAACCTCGCGTGGAGTTTCTTTCTGCTTGCGTGACCAGTTGTCTTCTGACAGGGAGTAGAGGGTTCCGTAGTTGGTCTTCTTCTCCCAGGCAGACAGCTTTACTTTGTCACCGGCTTTGTAGTCCATCTCAAGAATGATGAACCCTTTGTAGTCTGGACTTTTAGGGCTTGTTCGTTTCTCATGTGGCTCAAAGAACAGGACGCCTTTGCCGGGCATTTCCTTGTGTTCACTCATACTCTTCCTTTCATGGTTGATAGTGGTATCTGGCAAAGACCGACCCACCCTGACTAACATTTTCTGTAAAGATTCGATGTCCTTGTCTGCGAAGGACTTCGATATGTGCTGCAAGCCTTGTATCCCTGTAGAGTTCATAAGACTGCTTTTGAGTTAGCGGTCCTACTTCTCGGAGATGTCCGAGAATTCTGGATCGCTTGGTAGCGAATCCATACTTGACAGGGATGTCGGGAGCTTTGGGCTGGACGGCCCTCCAGCTTTGACCACCTCACCTTTTAGCTTGACCCTGTGAAGGCTGCTAAAACCCTCTATAACCTCTTTATTTACTTCATGGAGGGCTAGGTACTTGCCGTCCTTCTCAGAGGCTGTGAGCTTGCCAGAAGAGGCTATACGCGACACCAGACCAGCATAGGCAGCAATCCAGTCTTCTTCTGTGTGTAGACGGTTGTAGGGCTTGTCATTGTTTGGAACGTAGAGAGGGAAAGCCCCGTCAGGCTCTTCAACGATGACGGGCTGAACATCTACCCGCTCAGCAGTGCCCATATCTACAGGTTTGCCTTTAGGCTCAAAGTCCTGAGTTTCCTCAACGCTGTAGACACCGACTACGCAACCAGGGTAGACAGAGCGGATGCCTTCTGACAGGCACCGAGCGCGGAGCATGGCACGGGGGTAGTTGCGCCAGTTGTCCTTGTTGGCAATGCCTATCGACTTAGCCTGAGCCATAGTCCAGCTTACCTCTAGGCTTCCGCCTTGCGGGTGAGAGAACACTCCTGTAACTTCAGCGTCTGTGTAGACCTTCCAGTTCACAGTACCGCCTGCTTGCTGGAACCTTGCGAGCATGGCATCTGCTTTCAGGGCAGGACGGCCAGATATGACATGGTAATCACGCATAGCAGTAGCAGGGTGTAGGTTCTCTGCTTGGCACAGGAGCATGATTGCCATGGCTTCCTGCTGGCTTCTGAACCCGAACATCTTGCTGGTGGCAGCAACCTCTGCCATTTGGCTTATGTCTGATAGTGGAACGATGTTACTCATGTGAACCTCACTTGATTAAGAACTTACGTGGGCCTGGGACTTCACGCATAAACTGCTTGTAAATGTCAGGCATGGATTGCTGGAAGAGCTTGGCATCAAACTTGAGACTTGGCTTGTCGTTCTTCCATGTAGCTAGCACGTTACCGGCTATGTCTACCAGCGCAGCCTTGTCGCCCATACGTGCCTGTATAGCGGCTTTGAGCTTGTCCTCTGCTGTCTCCAGTTGCTTGCGCTCATGGTTTACGCGGAACAGTTGCGTAGCCAATTCTTCCAGGGTGCTGTCAGCTAGGGCTGTGGAGTCAGGCATAGCTGTGGGGAACATCAGCTTAGCTTCTTCTGTGCTGCTAGGAGGCAGGGGCTGGCGTGTTTGAACGTGCCCCCAGAAGACTGCCATTTTCTTTACGAGGTCGTCTTTTTGTTCGTCAGTGATTGTGAAAGGCGCAAGGAAGAATTCCTGACCGCCGAATAGAACAGCCAAGTAAATCTTCCTAACACCGAACACCGCAGCCTCGTGGACCAGCTGAGCCATGTCAGCAGCAGGAACAATCCCAGCTTCGCTGTCAAACTTACCGCGCACCGCAGCGTTGTAGTTCTTACACTCGACCAGAATAGTCTCACCATTTTCTACCCCCGCAAAGTCAAAGTGGCTACGCAACCACGACTCTTTCGGGTGCGTCCTGAACTCCTCAATCTTTGTAAGCTGGACCCCGAGCTTTTGCTCTGCCAGCTTGCCTATGACTGGCTCCATCACATGACCCATCTGGACAGCTTCGTTGTCAGACAGGTCTTTGATTTCCATCATGTCTAGCTTTTGGAGGATGACCTCGCTAGCTTTACCGTTAGCAGCCTTGCGGGAGTCGCCCGACCACCATGCTTGTTTACGTACAGAGTGGTCAAAGTCAGACATTTGCGTCCTCCTTAGCTACCCAGTACTTGCCGTCAGGACCGCAGTAGGAGCCTCCAGGAGGCCCGTAGGAGCTACGGACGACCTTGGCCCACTGCCACCTACGTCCGTCCTCCCATTCGCCCGTTACGGGGTCTCTGGAGGCGTCTATACGGGTGCATTGGCCCAGGTCAGGGCGATGCTCTAGCTTGTCGCTGAGCTTGAAGTTGGCACAGTTAACACAGAATTTCATGGAAACATCCTTTGAAAGTTAGGAGGATTAGAAGGTTAGATGATTAGATGATGCTTGTCAAGTGGTCATGTGTTCTCCTTTGCTCGGATAGCTCTAAGAATTTTTGGTGGCATAGCCTCTTCAAGTTCTTTTATGTATGCGTTGATGCGCTCAATCTCAGGCGCATTCGCAGCGATGATGCGCTCACGCTCGGCAGCAGCGACAAGGGCAGCAAAGTCATGAAGTGTTCTCCATTGATTTTCAGTTGCGCCCCAATTCGGCGGCATGATGGCCGCTTCCTGGGCCATGCGGATGATGTCT